TAAAAAACTTTACAATGACTCAGACGTCACGCAAAGAAATGCAAATGGACAAACTCGCTCTGGACTATATAGCTTGTTCATACCTATGGAATGGAATTACGAAGGATACATTGATTCTTATGGAATACCTGTCTTCGATACGCCACAGAAACCAAAGCAAGGACCTCAGGGTGAAACAATTGATTTAGGCGTAATAGAATACTGGAACAATGAAGTAGATGGTCTTAAGAAAGATCAAGACGCTTTAAATGAATTTTATAGACAGTTTCCACGTACAACTAAGCATGCTTTCAGAGATGAGTCAAAAGAGTCTTTGTTTAATTTAACTAAGATTTACGAACAAATAGATTTTAATGAAGATTTAAGAAATTCTATAAATGTAACACAAGGTAATTTTGCATGGAAAAATGCAGTACAAGATTCAGAGGTTATATTTTTACCAAACAATAATGGTAGATTTTTAATAACTTGGGTTCCACCAGTTAATTTACAAAATAGAGTAATAGTAAAAGGTGGTACTAAATATCCTTTAAATGAAAACTTAGGAGCGTTTGGATGTGATCCTTATGACATATCAGGCACTGTAGATAAAAGAGGTTCTAAAGGATCTTTACATGGTCTTACTAAATTCTCAATGACCGACACGCCTCCTAATCATTTTTTCTTAGAATATATAGCTAGACCTCAAACAGCTGAAATATTTTTTGAAGATGTGCTT